CATAAAAGATGGTGGAACTTCTTTAAATAGACAAACCACAGATATTGACACAGTTAAAATAATTAAAGTACCATCTAATCTAATGAAAACTGCATATGATTTTACAACTGGATGGAAAGTAGGAGCAGGAGCTAAACAAATCTTTATGTCCTTAGTTCACCCAAGTGCAATAATTACACCTGTTTCTTATCAGTTCTCTAAGTTAGACGAACCAACAGCAGTTACAGAGGGAAAATACTTCTACTTTGAAGAAAGTTTTGAGGATGTATTTATATTAAATAAAAAAGCTGATGCAATACAATTTGTTGTTGAAGGAGCTGGAGCATAATGGCACAAGTAAGGAAATTAAATAGAATATTAACCATAGAAGAGTGTAAAATAGATGATTTCTTAGAGATGGGATATGATTTGATAGATGAAACTGGTAAGGTAGTAAGGTATGGCAAGTCATTAAATGTAAAAGATTTAATAGCTGAAAATAATATTTTAAGGTCAAAAGTTGAGTCTTTAGAAGAAGAAAATAAGCAGCTTAAAGAGAAAAATAAACTTACTAAAAAGTAGGTGAAAATTATGGAAAATAATATAATTGATGAAATAGAAAAAAGACTTGAAAGTTTTGGATATATATTAAAAGATGGAGATAAGTGGTTAATAGGTTTTGTAAGAGAAAAAATAGAAAATATTATTAAACTAGATTGTAATATAAAAACTATGCCAATTGAATTGAAAGAAATTGAAGCTGATATGATAGTTGGAGAGTTCTTATTTACCAAGAAAAATATGGGGCAATTAGATATAGAAAGCATTAACTTTGAAGCTGTAGAAAAGTCTATATCAGAAGGTGATACAAAGGTAGATTTTGCTATAGGAAGTGGTTCTCAAACACCAGAACAACGCTTTGATAGCTTAATAGCTTATCTTACTACTTATGGTAAGAATAAGATATTAACCTTTAGGTGCTTAAGATGGTAAGTAAAACTAGAAAAGCAATAGAAATGTTATATAGAGATAAATGTACTATAGTTGAGTATCAGCCAATTAAAGACCCTGTAACAAAACGAACTAACAATAAAGAAGTGATTGTATTAGAAAATCAACCATGCAAGCTTTCATATAAAAATATAGTTTCTGCTACAGAAGGAAAATTAGCTAAGCTAGAGCAAACTATTAAACTCTTTATATCTCCAGATATAGAAATTAAAGCAGGTTCAAAACTTATTATAAATGATAAAGAGTATGTAAGAAGTGGAGAATCAGCTATATATCCAAATCATCAAGAAATAATACTTGAGTTATTTAAGGATAAAGCATAATGGCTAGATGGGGCAGTGTTGATTTTAGAGAGTTTAAAAGAGTTTGTAAAAAGATGGAGAAATTTACAAAGATTGATTTAGATAAGTTTTGCAAAGATGCAGCAAGAGAATTAGCAGCAAGACTCTTAGGAAAAGTAATTAGAAGGACACCAGTTGATACAGGATTTTTGAGAGAGGGTTGGAGTGGAGTAGCTTATGCTAGGTCGCTTCCTGTTTACAAACAAGGTAATAATTATATTATAGAAGTTGTTAATCCAACTGAATATGCCTTAACACAATGGGGCATATAAAACCCAGCAAAATCGGTAAACGCTAAGTGTAATAGTGTTACATTATAAAGTAGGTAGAATATGGACATAGAATAACTCTTGATTTATAATGTATAAAAGAGGTGATTTTATGGCAAAATTTTTAGATATTACAGGAAAAAAATTTGGAAGGCTAAGAGTCATTAAATTTTCTAAAGAGATAAAAAGCGGTAAAAGAAATAGGAAATATTGGTTATGTAAGTGTGATTGTGGAAATTTCAAAGAAATAAGAACTGACTCTTTAACTAGTGGCTTAGTGCAATCTTGTGGATGTTTAAAAAAAGAACAAGATAAATTAAATTTAACAGACAAATACCAATTTAAAAAGAAATATAAGGTTCAAAATAAAAGACTTTACAGTATATGGAAGGGTATAATATCTAGATGTACAGATAAAAATAATAAAAGATACAATAGATATGGTGAAAGGAATATAATTGTGTGTGATGAATGGTTTTGCTATGATAATTTTGCAAATTGGGCATTGAGTAATGGATATTCAGAGAAACTTACAATTGATAGAATAAATAATGAAGGAAATTATGAATCAAGCAATTGTAGATGGGTGGATATAAAGACACAATGTAGAAATAGGTCAACAAATATATTAGTAAAACATGAAGAAAAAGAAATTACATTGATAGAGCTTTCTGAAAAAACAGGTATTTCATACTCTTGCTTAAGAAGTAGATATTCTAAGGGATTAGTAGGAAATAAGCTTATAGAAAAAGTTAAGATTATTGAAGAAAGCAGAGCTAAGTTATCTATTGAGGATGTAAAAGAAATTAGAAAAAAGTATTCTGATGGATATACAATAAAACAACTAAGTGAAATATATCCTGTAACATATTCATCTATATCAAATATAGTCCATAGAAGAACATGGAAAAATATTTAATTAATTATATATGCCAATACCGAGGAAAACCTATAGATTGCGGATAGGCTATAGGTTTCCGTAGAGCGTAGAGAGTGAATAAATATAATCTCTCCAAGAGTGCTGGGCAACTAAATAAAGTTTATTTTGTTGATGATGTACGCCGAACTTATAGGAAACTATAAGAGCTAGAGGATAAAAAGCCTTTAGGATAACAAAATGCATATGTTGAATTTGGTCATAGAACTAAAAATGGCAAGGGTTGGGTTAAAGGACAACATTTCTTAACTATTTCAGAAATGGAACTACAAAGTCAAGTTGATAAGATAATAGAGAAAAAACTATTAATATTGCTTAAAGGAGTGTTTGATGCTTAATAATATTATAGATG